GCCTGTTTCTCCTCCTGGGCGACCTCTTCCAACAGCGCGAGAATCGAACCCGGCTTGGCCTTCGCGGAACGGTAGGTTGTCCCTTGCTGGATCTGATCCTGGACATCGTAGTACTGGGAAAGGATGTCGCCGGTTCGAAGGAAGTAGTCCATGAGCTCGGTGCCTTTCTCGATGGTCTGGATCTTCTTGTCGAGCTGTTCCATGTCCCGTTCCAGTCGCCAACGCTCCATGTCGGACGTCGTCTGCTCGAGGGTCTGACGGAGCTGCTCGCGCTTGTCCTTGTACTGCTGGATCTGCTTCTGATCCTCGAGCAGCCCCTGAACCTTCTGCTGATGGATGGCGTCGAGGGTGGTGCGGGCTTCGGGATTGCTGCGCTTCGAAGTCTTGACCTTAAAAAAAGCACTGTCGCTCATTACTCCAAGGTGGAGGAGAGGGTATTTAAATCCTCTTCTTCACGCGTCAGCGGCAGCGGCAGCGTCAGCGTCAGCGTCAGCGGCAGCGTCAGCGGCAGCGTCAGCGTCAGCGGCAGCGTCAGCGTCAGCGGCAGCGGCAGCGGCAGCGGCAGCGGCAGCGGCAGCGTCAGCCTCTTCATTGTCCTCCTGATCGCCATAGAAGAGGTAGGTGTACGTCAGGGGCTCCTCGGGCGGCACGTCCTGGTAGTACTGGATCACCTGGATGAGCTCGTGGATGCGCTCGTCCATCTCCTCCTTGTCCATCTCCATCTCCCCGTTGACGATCGGGAACGGTGACGGGTGCGTGACGCCGTCGAGCGTGTACCCATCGGGGTTGAAGCGGAGGAAGACCGTGTTACGCGCGCCGAGATCCGCGTAGAGGTCCACCATGCGCTTCTGCTCGCAGGTATAGTTCGTGTGACGGAATTCGTCGATCTCGATGATGACGCAGTAAGATCCATAGTCGATGAGGATATCGGGGCGGTACTTGGTACAGCCGTCCTCGATGCGCTTGTCGCAGCGGAGCGTGAGGCTGTCGCCAAAGTGCGCTTTGATCGCATCGACGACGTAGTGCTCCTTGAGACGGAAACGACGGGGGACGGGCTCGTCGGGATGGAGCACGCAGTAGCAGTGGAAGCAGTAGGGCTTCCACTGGGATCGGCGGATCGTGACGTACTTACAGTGCTGGCAGGCGATGGAGGGCGTACAGAGAGGGCAGTGGTTTCGCTGTCGATCGTGGATGCACCGGTAAGAGCCGTGGCATTCCTTACAGATCGCTCTCTTTCTGTGGTGCTGGCATATGGACCGGCCGCCGCATGGGACACACTGGTCCCGGATACGCTTGTGCTCGCAGACCCGATCGCCGGCACATTCGACGCACCAATGACGATCACGACGGTGCTGGCAACGATCGGCGCCACCGCAGTCATCGCATCGGATGCGGCGCTTTCCGTGATCGCAGGTCGCCGAGCCTTTACAGGTAACGCAGAACTCTCGGCGCTGTTTGTGCTCACAATACTCGCTACCATTACATTCACGGCAACGAGTACGGATCTTGCCATGCTGGCAGACCGACCCTCCGGTCTTACAGATCGTACAGCGGTTGCGACGGCGATCATGCTCACAGTAATTGTCTGGAGAGCACTCGCGACAATGCTGCTTCACCTTTCCGTGAGCGCAATAGCCCGACCCTTTACAGATCGAGCATCCACTACGGGCCTTCTGGTGAGGACAAACTCCCGCGCCACCGCACGGGACGCAGTAGTACGCCTGCTTATCGTGGGGGCACAGCGGTCGCTGGTACTTAGGCTTAGCAGGTAGTTCCGGAAGCGGAGGCAGTTCGGAGAGAGGTTTAGAACCCTTCTTGGCCCTGCCCTTCTTTGGAGCGGGTGCCTTCTCCTCCACGGCCTTAGGGGCTTCCGGTGCCTTCTCATCGAAGAGCTCAACCGCTTGGTTGGCCGCCTTCTGCGCCTCGAGCTGTTTCGCCGTCACAGGCTTCTTGATCTTCGAGGGCAGCGAACGAGGCGCAATGGGCGCGATAAGAGATGCTTCCGGCTGGACGGTGTTCATAGTGGACATCGTATGCGTAATGGAGTCACTTGGGATCCTGGAAGCCTAGAGTGTAGTGGATAGCCCCGTCAATTTTTCTCCCCAGGGGGGGGGTCCGAGGCCGGGCTGGCGCCCGGTCCGTGTGTAATCATTAGAAATTTTTTCTAGTCTTTAAGTATAACCGCTTAAAGTGACTGGAGGAGGGTTGATGCAGTTGGTCGCCTATGGCGCCCAGGACGTGTATTTGACGGGAAACCCTCAAATCACGTTCTTCAAGGTCGTTTACCGTCGTCACACTAACTTTGCCATGGAGTCCATCGAGAACCCGTTTAACGGTGCCCCGAACTTCGGCAAGAAGGTGACGTGTACCATCCAGCGCAACGGTGATCTGATTCACCGTATGTACCTGCAAGCGACCCTGCCGCAGGTGGCCCTGCAGCCGTCCGACGGTTCGGGTGCCCAGTTCCGCTGGTTGAACTGGATCGGTCACAATCTGATCGACTACGTCGAGATTGAGATCGGTGGTCAACGCATTAACCACGTCAGTGCGGAAAAGTATCCCTTCCCTATCGCCTGTTGTGCGGCATAGGGAGAAACAAGGTTCGTAGGACACAACCTCCGGCGAGCTGACCCCTCGCACACAAGGAGTCTACAGATGCTAGTCTGCCTCTTGTCTCATGAAGCCAAGGACAAGAAGGCGGGCGACACTTCCAAATTGCGGGAAACCCCTAAAGCTCGACAAAATGGATTTAAGGACACTCGGATAGAAGGTGGTACAACATCCACAATGGATACCACAAAAGCATGTACGGACTGTAAAGTGACCCAGCCGATGGCTGAGTTTCAATACGGTAAAAAACGCGTATCTGGCGATTTTGTAAATAATGCCAGATGTAAAACATGCTTTTCCGAGAAAGTGAAAGCTGAAAAGAAAGCATACTATCAACTGACGAAGGAGCGCCATGCCGCATACAATGCGGATCCTGAGAATAAGGCGAGACGTAACCAGCGACAGAAAGAACGCAAGAAGGAGGATCCTCTCTTCCGGATCAATGAGTCCCTTAAGGTGAGGATTCATGAGATCCTGAGAGGATACAAGAACTGCCGTTCTAGTGCGTTACTGGACTGTACTCGCGAGCATCTCTTATCATGGCTCGAATTCAACTTTGAGGTAGGTATGTCTTGGGACAACTTTGCAGCCTATTGGCATATCGATCATGTGATCCCTGTATCCTTCTTCGATAACACCAACAAGGACCAACAACGTCTCTGCTTTCACTGGAGCAACCTGCGACCGCTTCAGAAGGCGGCGAATATCTCTAAGTCGAACAAGATCGACGAGGACTATACTCGCCAACACTTCGCAGCCATCGCGCGGTTCTGTCAATTGAATCAAGGGTACCAAGTAGATGCCGAAAGGTGTCTATGGCAGAGATTCGAACTCTGGTATGGTAACAATCCCCGAGATGAAGCCTCTTTCGATCAGAGGCTGAAATGGGCAATCCGCAGCCAAGTTCCTACGTCCGCCGATGATCAGGACAAGGAAAAGGTTCAACGACTAAACGCCAGTGGGCCGGATGCAGCTGATCACTGCACATGAAGGCTTAAGATATAGTCTGTCCCTCGATGGAAACACGAGGTTTAGAATGGTACCATGACTCGCCCCCATGGCCCACCTATCTAAAGTAAAACTATGTATACGCTACGAATGACAAGCACTATGGCGATTGGCTTCACATTTGGAACGAGCTGACCCAGGAGCCCGGCAAGCAGGCCGGTTATGCCAAGATGGTCGGCAACGTTCCCGAGCTGACGAACCTCCTGTACCAGGGTGGTTCCGCTTGCGACAATGACTGCTATGGCGGTGAGCCGCTGACCTCGGAGGTGGTGACTTCCTGCGCCCCGATGTACACCCTGTACATCCCGCTGCAGTTCTGGTTCTGCCGCAACCCGGGTCTGGCCCTGCCTCTGATCGCCCTCCAGTACCATGAGGTGCGCATCAACCTGGAGTTTAACTCCCTGAACAACCTGTGCTGGGACTACTCGAACTCGGCGGACCCGCACGCCATCCGCAACCGCGTCGGCCAGTGCGGTCTGGCGGCGGCCTCCCTGTACGTCGATTACATCTACCTGGACACCGACGAGCGTCGTAAGTTCGCTCAGGTGTCGCACGAGTACCTGATCGACGTCCTCCAGTTCACTGGTGGTGAGTCCATCACTTCTTCGGCCAACAAGCTGAAGTTGAACTTTAACCACCCGTGCAAGGAGCTGATCTGGGTCGTCCAGCGCGACTCCTACGTGTCGTGCGACGACAACGTCATCAACCCGTGGAAGGGTCAGCAGCCGTTTAACTATTCGGACTGGTGGGACCGCTCCGTCCTGGAGTCCGGTTACTCCGTCACCCGTGTGGAGGGCATGGCCGGTCGCAACCCGGTCATTACGGCTCTGCTGCAGCTGAACGGCCACGATCGCTTCCAGGTTCGCGATGGCAACTACTTTAACTTGGTGCAGCCGTATCAGCACCACACCAACATTCCGGCTGTTGGCATTAACGTGTATTCGTTTGCTCTGCAGCCTGAGCAACATCAACCGTCCGGGTCGTGTAACTTGTCGCGTATCGACAACACTACCCTGCTGTTGACGGTGTCGAACAATGCGGTCGGCACCAATCTGTCATCATCCGTGCGCGTTTATGCGACCAACTATAACGTGTTGCGCGTGATGTCGGGTATGGGAGGACTCGCGTACTCGAACTAAACACACCCCAATGGGACACTACACCCGGTCTCAATGGAGCTCACTACCGTTCTATGTTAGATATATAAACACATGCCCAATAGAGGTCAGCTCAATGAGTTCTATTGGACAGTACAGGTCATCGACCGTCTCATCGATCCAGCCAAAAAAATTGACGAGGTAGACTGTCCTGGTTCGCTCTATCAGAACCAGCTCACATCATACCATCCATTACGATGTCTACCGTTTCCATTACGCCCGCCGATTCCATCACGCCTGCCACGTGCAAAGCCCTTGTAGGTCAAGGTGTACGCAAAGGCCAACCGTGCCTTTCGCTGCCACTGGAGAACGGGTACTGCGTACACCATCAGCGCAACTATGAACACGAGAACGCCCTTCGTGCCAACAAGAAGATCTGCGGCATGTTCTTTCGTGGCTGCGATGAGGAGCTTATGGAAGAGGACGTCAAGAAAGGGTACAAATGGTGTATTACGTGCCGTCGAAAGAAGTCAGGCAAGGATCATCCTTGCGCATATGATGGATGTACCTTCATGATCGAGGACAAGGAGCAGAAGTACTGTAAGAAGCATATCCGCCAGTTGCTTCGCGACAATGAAGAGGAGAAGGGCATTCGCTACTGCGATATCGAGCGCGGATGCTTCGGAGTGATCGTATCCGGTGTCAAATGCGAGGGGTGCAAAGAGAAAGATAGAGTACAAGTATCGAAGGAGCTCGTGCGACTTCGTGAGAAGTTTGGTATACCGGCTGTTGACGAGGAAAAACTACGCGAGGCGTACCCGCTTTCGTACGCTCTACAAGAGAGCAAGCTCATTGGAATCGCTGAGCTGTGGAGAGGTATTCAGCGTAATGCGTATATCCGCAAGCTACTCTTCCTCCTGCGTCAGGAGGAATTCGAACATATGGTCTGTCAGCCATGTTACTATTGTGGCTTCTACTCCTCTTATCGCTTGGGGAGCGTCGATCGTGCTGACAACAATAAGGGGTACCTTCTCTCAAATTGTATCCCGAGCTGCAAGGCATGCAACATGGTGAAGGGTGGTCAGCATCCGATCGAATTCCTCTCCAAGGTGGAGGCGATCTATGACTATCATACGACTGGCCAGCCGTTGTCCGACGAGCTGATCCAGCAGTGGAAGCATGTGTATCTTAGCACGACACATCGTATGCCATATGAGAGGTACGAGAAGGATACCAAAAAGCGTGAAATGGAGTTCCTCCTAACTGAGGAGGAGTACAAGACGCTCCTAGCAGGATCATGCTACCTCTGCGGTCTGCCCAATCGTGACGGACATGAGAATGGTATCGATCGTATGGTGTCTACGATTCGGTCCTATCAGATCGACAACTGCAAGACTTGCTGTGGTCACTGTAATGTCATGAAGAAGGAGATGAGTCACGATGAATTCATGGAGAAGTGCAAGCAGATCCATGATCATCGTCCGGATCGTACTCTCTTCGAGAAGATCCCGATGTATCGGGATCAGAAGTGTCGAAAGGAGGCATATACCTCTATCGAGATCGCGCAGCTGATGAAGAGTGGTGGATATATGTCATATATCGAGTGGTGTGTTGAACACCGTCGATCTCCTGAGTTCATCGATACGATGAATCAGCTCCAGCACGATCCAGAGCTCGACAACGATCGTCCTAAACTAATAGAGGAGATCCATAAGGAGCTTCAGAAGGAAAGGAATCGAAAGCGAACGGAAGAGGAACAGCAGCAGTTGAAGACCATCAACTGCCGAACGCTCTACTCTCTACTCACACAGGGAAAGGAGGATGACTTTGTGAAATGGTATGAGACCCATTACACCAAGTCCGAACTCTTTCACAACAGACTGCGGGATCTGATGGATCAGCTTCCATCTCTGACACATGATGCGGGTATCGAGGCGTGTCGGGATTTCATGACTGCAGAGAAGCATCGCCGTGTGTCGGAGCAGAGAAGAAACGATCTAAAGAAGGTGACGAAGTACGCACCAGAAGAGACGTCTACCGAGATGGAAGAGAAGAATGTTCAGGCTTCTAGCACATTAACCCAGTCAACTACATATCCGGACCGTATCCCACGACGCATCCCTGCTCCGAGAAAGGCTCGTTCCGTCGCTCCTCCTACTCCTGCTCCTTCTCCTGCTCCCGCTCCCGCTCCTGCCGCTTCCGTGGAAAGCAAAGAGGAGAACGATACAAAGGATTCTGTGGTAGAGAAAGTGGTAATGCTACAAGAACAAGTAGGATATCAAAAGAAATCGTCCGATACACTCAAGCAATGGAAAACCAGCAACATCTACCGAGCCATTCAGCAGAATCTAGAGAGCGAATACAAGGCCTTCTGTGAGGAGAACAACGACATGTCGCTCCTTCCCACCTGGGAGACGGAGTGGGCGACCTTTGTGCTCTCGGTCAAAAAGGCCAAGGAAGCGGATGCGCTCCCCGTGATCACCGCCTTTGTCGAAAACCTGCGACGCATCCGACACAACAAGCTGTGTTATGATCGCAATGCGGGTTTGGTGGAGAAGGAGCGTCAACAGTGGCCCGCGACGACGGTGGTCCGTGCCTATCTCGATGGCAAAATCGACGCCTTCAAGGCCTTCACGGAGGCGAGCACGGGCGAAGATCCCGCGGATCCGAAATGGG